CAAACGAATAGAATAGTAATAGAACATAAACGTAATACATTAATATTAAATGATATGTTATTAATAGTAGATATGAAACATATAAAACATCATATGATTAAGCTAAATAAATATCATAAACATATTAGTTTAGGCATGTTCTCAAGTCTTACAATAGTTAAACATTATAGACTTAAAACAATACAATTGAACGTGTTATATAATCATATGTTATTTAATGGGCTTGTTAAATAATACGCACGCAATACGTAGTGTTAAACAAATAAACCTCACGTTATTTAGTGGGGTTTTTTGTTGTGCATTACTTTTACAATAAATATTATAAATTTCAATCAATATTATAATGAAAAGCAAAAAAACAACCTAATACTCGACCCCCAACGGAACTTCCAATGGGGGTGGGTCCATAAGAAAAGACCGACACTCATTCTTCGATAATTTTTTGGAATATTTTTTTTGGAATATTTTTGGAACTTTCTTTTTTTAAATTACTATTATTTTTTTCTTTATTATATATAATATAGTATATATATAGTATTATATATTAACTGTTAACTGTTAACAGGGGGGGATTTGGATTTTATAATATTTATTTCTTATATTAATTCATGGATTTCAAGGACATAAAAGACGATAGGCACTATTTGTACGATAACTTAGGTGAATTTCAAGCATTCGTTCAAGATATAGCAATTATTGAAGATTGGCGGTTAGCTGATGAGGGTGATTGGGTGTTAACCGATGACGCATATGTCTGTCAAGTACTTAGAAAGTCTAAAATTGGTAAAAAAATGTGCATGCGCACACTATGTGGAACATATGACGTTAGTGCTAAGTTTCAAATGCTAGGGGAAAATGGAATTGTTGATAATATCTACTCGTTTTCAGGTAAACACTCGTTTGATACTGATAGAGTTAGTGGTAGACAACAATTATTTGCTCAATATGTAGCTAAAGGCGATAATGCTATTGAGGCATACAAGAAATCGCACCCTGATGCTAAAAGTGAGTCATATATCAAACATAGAACAAGTAGTTTACTAAAAACGGAAAGTGTACAAAAGATGATTAAAAAAGAAATTCAAGAATGTTTATCCTCTGAGGGTGTTACACCTGAATGGATTATTGGAAAATACAAAACTGTTGTTGATGTAGCTGATAGAGAGTCTGATTGCTTAAGGGCATTAGAGAGTTTAACGAAGATTGCTGGAATGTTTGATACTCAAGATACTAAATCAGAACAATTGACTGTATGGGCTGGTTTTTCACCTGAACAATTAGAGGCACTTAATGAAGACAAAAAACTCATCGCTCATGCAGAAAAAGAGGGATAATTGCCCTATCTGCAAGCGTAATTTATATTTAGATAATAAGATTTCAAAAAGAGTTGGTATTTTAAATGAATATGATGAAGTGGAAGAATGGATGTGTCCATACTGTGACTCTCATTTCACATTAAATAATAGACTAACTGTTTTGTATGGAACAATGAATGTTGAGGGGGAAGCGTGACTAAACCTATTTATGAAAAGCCTAGACCTAAAAGCCTAGGTAAACCTAAAAAATTAACTTCGGCTCAAAAAGCTAAAGCAAAAAGCTTAGCAAGTGCTGCAGGTAGACCATATCCAAATATGGTTGATAACATCCGTGTTGCGGGCGATGCTCGTAAAAGGAGTAAAAAATCATGAAAACAAAAGATGCAAGACTTAGACGTGCAGGTGTTTCGGGTTACAATAAACCTAAACGTACTCCTGGTCATTCTAAAAAATCACATGTTGTTGTAGCCAAAGAAGGTGATAAAGTAAAAACTATTCGATTTGGGCAACAAGGTGTTAAAACTGCGGGTGCACCAAAAGAAGGTGAATCTCAAAAACAAAAGAATAGAAGAAAGTCTTTTAAGGCTAGACATGGTAAAAATATAGCAAAAGGCAAAATGTCGGCTGCTTATTGGGCAGATAAAGAGAAATGGTAAAGGTAGGAGATTATAATGGTTGCAACTAGACCTAAACAATTTTTTGAAATAGTTAATCACACTTTAGAAGAAGAAGGTGGATATGTTAATGATTCTTCCGATAGAGGTGGAGAGACTAATTTTGGTATTAGCAAAAGAGCATATCCTGATGTAGATATATTCAATTTAAGTGAAGATGATGCAATTGACATATATTGGGATGATTATTGGGTTAGAGGTAAATGTGATAAGGTTCCAACTAAGCTTCAAGCAATATATTTCGATATGTGTGTAAATTTCGGTATAAGTGGTGCAATTAAGGTATTACAAGAAACTGCTAACGGCAAAGGCGCTGATATAGGAGTTGATGGTAAAATTGGACCAAATACAATAAAAGCAATAAAAAACTTAAGTTTAGAAAGAGTAAGGGCATTTAGAGTCCTAAAGTTTGCAAAGATAGTAATTAGCAATCCTAAGCAAATGAAATTTTGGTACGGATGGTACCGAAGAAGTTTAAAGATATAAAAATTAAGGAGATAATAATATGGCATATGAAGATGAATTTAATATACATAAGTCTGGAGACCCGCTTCCAAACCCTTCATTAAGAGAGTTAAAAGGTGCTGAATTTGAGAATTATGGTAAGGGTCCTAGTCATGATGATTTTTTTCCAACCCAACCTCCAAAGCAAATTGATACACTTATAAATCAAAATGAAAATAAAGATTTTTTTGAATTAATGAAAGGAATGATGCCTAGTGCTGGAACTATGGAAAATATGCATCCAGCTATGGCAATTCCTAAACTATTACAATTATTCAATCAATCTCCTTCAAATGATGAGGCATTTTTAAAAGGATTAGGACAATCTGCATTTGGAGAGCCTGACCCTGTTGGTCCTCAAGGATTGCCATTTAGTCAATTTATGCAACAAAAGAAAGCATTAAACCCAAAAGTTAAATCTATTGTTGACGAACATGTGAATGGTTTATTTAAAAAATAAATGGCTAATTTAAATCTTAATGGCGATGTATCAAAGAATGAAGAAATACTTCATGGTGCATATAATAATTTAATTACATTTGGTAAATTATTTTCCCCTCAAGACTTTTTAGCATCTACTACGCCTAAATTCCACGAAAAGGTTGGAAGTTTATTAATTAATAAAGAAATACAACAATTAGCTCTAGTTTTACCTAGAGACCATGCTAAATCTACTTTAGCAGCTACCGCAGTATTACATAGATTCCTATTTGCAACAAAAGAAACTCCTGAGTTTATTGCTTGGATAGGTGAAGCACAAGACCAAGCGATTGATAACTTAAATTGGATAATGACTCATATTTATGAAAATCCTGCAATCCATTATTATTTTGGAGATTTGCAAGGTGACAAATGGACAAAGAGTGAGTTTACTACAAGTAATGGTTGTCGTATGATTGCAAAGGGTACATCTCAAAGATTACGTGGTAAAAAGCAATTATCAACAAGATATACTGGAATGATACTTGATGACTTTGAATCAGAGTTAAATACTAAGACTCCTGAAGGAAGACTTCATATAAAGAATTGGGTAACTGCTGCTGTTTATCCAGCTATTGATTTTGATAAAAACGGATTTTTATGGTGTAATGGAACAATTGTTCATTATGATTCATTTTTAAATGGTTTGGTTAAAGAACATGGTAATGCAAAAAAGAGCGGAGAAGACTTTTCATGGGATGTTGTAACATATAAAGCTATACTAGATGATGGTACTCCACTATGGCCTTCAAGATGGCCACTTAAGAAACTAGAACAAAGAAAACAATTTTATATCGATTCAGGCACCCCTGCCAAGTTTTATCAAGAGTATATGAACCAAGCTAAATCTCCTGAAGACCAGATATTTAGTGAGGAGGATATTAATGATGGATATTACAAAGGTAATGCAAGATTTGATGACGAAAATGATTCTTGGTATATACAAATGGATGATAATTCTAAAAAATACATCAATATCTATATCGGTGTTGACCCTGCTTCAACGCTTAATAGCTATAGCGATTTTAGCGTCATTATGGTCATTGGTGTTACTGCAGAGTTTGATTATTATGTTCTTGAGTATTGGAGAAAAAGAGTACTCCCAATGGACTGTGCAGACCAAATATTTGCACTTGTTAAACGATACTCGCCAATTAGAAGAGTAAATATTGAAACAATTGCATATCAGGAAATGTTAAGAGATTATGTATATAAACGGAGTAAAAAAGAAGGTTTATTTATTCCAGGAATCGAAAAAGGTATTAAGGGTTACGGAAACAAAAAAAAGAAAGATAGGCTATTTGAAGGGCTTCAACCAATGTTTAAACAAGGAGCTGTTCATTTAAAGAAAAATCATCACGAGTTTATTGGAGAACTATTAGATTTCCCAAAAGGTTCGCATGATGATTGTATTGATGCTTTTTGGTTATCTACTCAATTTGCACGTGGAAATCCAAAAGCAGGCACTAAACAGAAAACTAAAAATAAAAATGGCAGTTACTCATATAAGCGTAAAATATATGACTGGATGACTGGCAGAAGGCTATAATTTGCATTTGACAATAATTTATCAGTATATTATCGACCATGATTCAAGAAGATATTAGAGTTAAAGAAATACGTGAGTTATGGGACCGATGGTCTGATGCTCGTAAGGATTGGGATACACAAGCTAGAGAAGACATTGACTTCTATTTAGGTAATCATTTTTCTGAAGAAGAAATGAATGCTCTTGCTGAAAGAAACCAATCGGCCATGCCTATGGATAGACTATATTCAGCCGTTGAGCAATTTAAAGCCATTATAACATCTAAGCCACCAAAGTTTGCAGCTGTCGGTAGAGAAGATTCTGATAACAAGCTTGCAAATGTATGGAAAGTTATACTTGAGTATATATGGGATATATCTGATGGCGATGAAACATTTAAACAAGTAATACATGATTATACTGTTACAGGTCTAGGTTATTTTTATTCATATATTGATACTGAAGCTGATTATGGTAGAGGTGAAGTTAAGTTTACTTATGTTGACCCATTTCGTGTTGTAGTTGACCCTAACGCAAGAAGTCGTTGGTTTGATGATGCATCAGGAATAATGCTATCAACTATATTTACAAAACGTCAATTATTAGATTTATATCCTCAATTAGGTGAAGTTGCCGAAGGTGAAGAAAAAGCTATAATTGAAGACCTTGATACAATTAATCATGAAGAAGATTACCCTAGTTCTACTAATGCTCAAGCAAAAGCAAGGTTTACTCCTGATATAGTTAAAGATTACGATACATTTGAATTAGACAAATATAGATTAATTGAGTCATTTTCAAAAATTAAAGTTCCATATTTTAGAATGGTTAATCTTCAAACGGGTGATGAAAAGATTCTTGATGAAAATGCACTAGCTAATATTATGCAAGATGAAAAGACAAGAGTTGCCGTAGAAGAAAAGATGATTGATTTTGTTGAAGTTATGCAAACAAGAATCAAGATTACATGCTGTATAGGTCAAGTTGTTTTATATGAAAGAATTTTAGATACAGATGTATATCCTATAGTTCCAGCTCCAAATATATGGACAAACACTCCTTACCCAATGAGTGATATTAGAAAGAATAAAGATTTTCAAAGGTTCCTCAATAAGACGGTATCATTAATTACCTCACATGCTCAAGCTTCTTCAGGCCTCAAGTTACTCG